CGGCAGAAGATGTAGTAAGATACGAGTTGTTAAATGCAGCCAATAGATGTCCAAATAAGATTCTATAAGCTACATTTGACACCAAGTCTCCACAATATATAATTCGTGCTCTCTTCTGTTCAATTTTTGTCTTCGTTACGAGTTCATCTTTGAGATATGCAATAAATCGACGTTCATCAATTCCTTCTTCTTCAAGTTGTTGCACATACTTTTCAACCATATCTCTAAAGAATTGCTCGTAAAAGAGTTCACCATTAGGTCCGAAATAAAAATAATCTTTCTTTCCGCGCTTTTTTGCCAGTTTGATTAAAGGATAACCGGCAGATGTTTTGACTCTCATAGATGCAAGTATACCTGGTACTCCTTGCAGCGCTTCTTCGAAAGTCAAACGTCTTTTTCCGAGTGGCCATCTTAGTTTTTGTTTAAGATGGATGAGACAGGACGATTTTACTGTCTCTACTAGGCCTTCATCAACTACCGGGGCCTCCACTGAAAGTGTGTCGTTGAGCATTTCAATCAAGGGATCTTTACCTTCTGCTCTTACGTCATACGGGGATAGTATTGGCATGTGTTTCTTTGGCGTAGTCATCAAGTCATTACTGATGATACTCTTACTAATTGCACTCTTACGCGAAATTGTTACTTGGTCACCCAAGGGAACATAGGTTACGCTTCTAAGATTAGGGCCTTCTAATGGGAAAGGACCTTCTCCTTCGAAATCGCAACTTGGTTCCTCAAATTTCACTGGTGTTAATGCAGCAAGAACATCCTCCTTAGTGACTGTGATTGCTAATCCATAGCTATCCGTGCCATCACTACCTCCTGCGACATGCATTCCCATAATCTTATTTGGGAAATTTTGACCGACTGAAACAACTGGTACTCCACAGTCTCCTCTTTTAGTTGGGAATTTGTACATTAAGCACTCATTCATAACATAGAGTTGACCTAAATACCTGTAGGATTTATTTCTACGCAAGTATGTATTCGTATAGCAGGGTACACCATCTATATGAATCAAAGCTTGTGTAGAATTAAACCCTTCCATTTCTTCAATCGTCCAAAACTTCTTCGTTTGATCAGGAAATTGTGGTAATTTTAAACACGTATGTGTATAAAACACCAAATCATCACCATTGCTAGCTTTCAACATATTGTCATAATTGAGGGTTGTAGACTCTACAACTCCATTCCATTTAATTTTAAGACTCACACCATTTGGTTGCATTGTCCCAT